GTATATATCGAAACCATCCCTTGAGGATAATGGGTTGTTGAATGCAAGACTTCTCAGTTTAGAACCAGAGATTAGTGTTGCGGATGAACCAATAAATTCAGTTTCAAATTCTTGTCGGAACTGTTCTTCACTGGTGTTGCGAATCGTTTCTTCTTTCCACTTCGCATCTCTGCCTGGTACCATAGACCAGTGAACTTCAACTGGTTGATACAGACTGCGTTTCTCTATTGCATCAGTCCACATCTTATAGAAGTGGTTCAAACCATAAGGCGTTGAAACGATAATAACCTTTGTGGTCTTACCAGAGGAGATAACAGGGTATGTTGATGTGAAGAATTCGTCTGCCATGTTCTTAGGAACGAACGCAAATTCGTCTAAGAAGATTAGGTTGTAAGAACCACCACGAACACCAGCAGCAGATGTGGCATATGCGTTAATCTTTGACCCGTTTTCCAGTTCAATGTTACCTTTGTTCCAAGTAACGATGCCTTGTTGTAACCACTTTGGTAAATATTCATATGAGTATTGAATACGACTTAGAATGTCACGAGCAAGAGAACCTTTGTTGGCAAGAATAGCAATGTTGTAGTTTTCTTGGAACAGAACGCACCAGAGCATATAACCCGCAGTCGTGGTTGTTTTACCAACCTGACGGGGCATCTTTGCAATTGAGAATCGATTTTCGTGGAAAGTGTGAACCATCTCCTCTTGGAAAGGCCACATTTCAAATGGTACTAGACCTCTATCAACGTTAACAATCTTAACGTAGTTTTTGATAAAGTATACCGGGTCATCAATACATCTTGCTAACTCTAACGCTTGGTCTTCTGTATAGGAGATTACCTCTCCTGCACGTTTTAAACTAGAGTTACCAAGATATCCATCATTATTACTCATTGTTTATTTTGTTAGACTTCTAAGCATCCAAGAATGTTTTGTATGTTGGTCTAATATGTCTTGTAAGAAGTTAGAGATAGCAGGTTCATTTGCTGCATCAGCTGCGGCAATACCTGCACGAAGGTGATAAATGAATCGTTCATTGTCATTCATTAGAATGTGAAACATTGTACGACCATCTGGAATGTTTTCTGTATCTTCAATGTCGGAAAGTTCCAACATACGAACCATACCTGTTGGAGCATATGCACCTAACAGACGAAGTTTCTCGGCAATGATATCTACATTACCAAAGATTGCAGTATACAAGTCACCTAAGAATGCATGGTCTTGTGCAAAGTTACGACCTTCTACGTTCCAATGAAACGAATGTGCCTTCAGATACAGGTGAAAGTTTGTACCTAGAATGGTACGAAGTTGTTGAATTAGTTGTTCCATAGTCTTATTTATTCTCTTTGATTTGTTTGATTAAATCGGCAGTAGAACCTACGAATACTGCTTTATCAACATTGATTTGTGATGCTTTCTTTTCACCTGTAACATCTTGTTTGACTTTACGGATTGCCATCAAGTCTTTATTCATGCCTGCAACCGTGTTCATTAGAGTTGCAACAACCTCAAATGCACGAGGATGGTCTGTTGCCTTAGCAACCGAAATGATATGTTCAACTGCTGTGTTACCTTGTTCAATAAGATGTTTCATATTTTTACGAGCAAACTCAAAGTCTGTCTCAACATCAGTATTTGCAGGTTCTTCTACGACAGCAGGTAATACCTCTTGTGTGGTAACAACAGGTTTTTCTTGTTCGACTGGTTCAATATCAAAAATCTCAGCCAATTTGTCAGTCATGTTTTTCATGGTAAATCAGGGAATTCGTAAATGTTTTCCGCAAATCCAAACATATCGTCTGGTCCAGCGGTGTTTGGTGTAGGCACAGTAGCAATCATTGCCAACTTCTCGGCAGATGCTTCTAGTGTTGCAACAGAATAGGTTGCACGACTGTAATCACCAACGACAACATCACCAACAGCAAGTGGTTTATTTAAGTCAGTTGCAACCATGGTAATAGAAGTGTTTGTATTACTGAACACCTGCATAGTACCATACTTGCCAGAATCAGCAACACGAATTACTTCACCAGTGATGTATGTACCAAAACTATTTGCACTTGAAAGGGAAACCTTCTGCAAGGATGCGTTGGTACGGTCATCATAGATACTGGTGTTCGCTTTATAAATGATACCTCCAGTAACATCCTTAACTGGTGGGAATATGAATGCCTTGGCAGTGAATGTCAGGGTCCACACAATCAATCGGGTACTCATAAAGTCACCCTCATAATCCGTTTCCGTTGACACATCATTTAGAATGATAGGCAAGTCATGCGGTTTACCCATCTCCCTAATGAAGTTTACAGACACAGTATAGTCTGGTGTAAAGAATGGCAGAATCTGTTCTAAGATTTGGGTGCCATCTTCCGTATTACGCACATAGATTGACAATGTGAATTCGTAATTGTATGGAATTGGTGCATACTGTTTATTGATGTTACCATCTGTACCAGTAGCAAAGTTCTGCATTGTTGATATTTGTTTGCGTGTTGAATCGTATGAGAGACTAGTCATCTCAAATGACATACGAGGTACGCTTGTCGCAACCGACTTAGTTAATGTTGGGTCTGAGGTGATGCGTGTAATGAACTTTTCTTTTGGTCCATAATTCAATGGCACCTTGAACTTTTCATGTGCAGTCAGACCATCTTTGGAGTAACGAACCAAATACAAGTCGTTGAACATAGTGCCAAAGGCAACTACAATCTTTCTGATTGTGCGATTATAAAAATGTGAATTGCCTAGCATTACGGTTCACCAAATGGGTTATGTTCTGTGAAGTCCAGAATACCGTCTGCTTCACTTTCGATTCTTGTGTTATCAGTAATATCTTCAAAAGCACTATTATCAAATACACTATTGGCAGATTCACTAGGTAAGGTAATCATGTTGTAACGAGCATTTGATGTAGCACCAATCAATACATTTCCATTTGCCCATGTACCTTGTGTGCGAATAACATCTAGTGCTAAAGGTGCAGTAGAGAATGAGTAAACGATTGCTTGTGCAGTTGCATTTGCCAAGGTGCTGTCTGCACTCTGATAAATGATTTCATCTTGTTCATATGTACCTGAACCACCAGATGATGTGAAACTGAGCCTGGTTCGTTTGTATGCGTCACGGATTTGACCATCGATTTCTTCGATACCAGTAGAAATGACTTCTTCGGAGAATACAAACTGTTTACACTTCAATGCGTAAACATAGACATTACCACCACGACCACGACCTAATGTATAGAACATTGCTTGGTTGTTTTCGTGTTCAACGAATGAGATTTCAAAAAAGTTCTGTACAAGTGGAACGTAGATTAAATCACCTTCATTAGGTCGAATCAGATTCGAACCTTTGGTGATATACTGGAATCTACGGCGTGACATTAACAAAGTTAACTCGTCACGGATTTCAAGACCGAACTTGGACATGAAATCGCCTTCACCATCCATACCTGTTACATTCTCAAGGTACATCTCAATTGGATATGCCTTGAGATATGCTTTCAATGTATCTTCACCATAGAGCATATCAACCTCGTCACGTGATGAACGAGGCAAGTAATATACATCCATGCCGTGAATTTGCATTGCTTCAATAACCAAGTCCTCAACGAGCAACTGCTCTTGAGTAATCTGATTTACTGGAAAGTTATTGAAGTAAAAATTTGTTGCCATAATTAACCAACAAAAATCTCAGAAGGCAATGAGTTGTAGTTGAACATATCATCTTCTAGTTTGTGGATTTCTTCAAGTGCTTCTGCCATGATTCGTGGACCATCAAGTGTAACACCACCAGGCATTTGAATACCTGCAAACTTAGAAAGGTTGGAACCCCATTGATACTTAATCTTTGCGGTTGCATATGCCTTTAAGAATCGGTCATTCCAAACATCAGACATACCTGTTTTGGTCATTGTTGCCGCTGCATCAGCAGTTGTAACTGTTGTTGTACCCAAACTCATCTGTGTATCACCAACAATTTTAAAGATGCGATATGATTCACCCGTACTGAAATTAATTTCATCACCTTCAATGAAGTCTCTTTGGAAGGTTGTACCAGTACCAATGATTGTGTTTGAACCTGCAACGAGTGCGGCAGTACCAGAAATTGTTTGTTGGTCTGGGTCCATCTTGCGATAACATTCCAAGACAACATATTCACCAGCACGAAGGTCACGTTCCCAGTCAATGTCAAGCATCAACTTATCTGTGTGACGATTGAATCTGAATTGTGGTTTACCAGAGAACAACATATTCAATGTTGTCAAGTGTTGCATGGTAATCTCATATGACACATACGATACGGATGTGAAGTCGTACAAGTCGTGTAGACGCAACTGGTAACGCATATCGAACATATTGATTGACGAGTTAGATTCGTCAAATGGTAACACTTGAGTTACCGATGTGATTGCTTCTGGAACATAAATCCAACGGCGTGCAATATCTGCATCCGTGATTTGATGTTTCATAAAGATTTTCTCAACACCATCCCAATGATAGTCTTGAAAGAATGAAAGTGCATCATCAATACGGTCTTCTACCTGGTCGTCATCAACGTTGATTTCGATAACAGGGAAACCTAATCTGCGTAAGCAGTAGTCTTTGAATTGGGCACGAGTTTGTGGAGCTGCCATGTTTTATTTATCCTAGAGCGATAGCCATTGCCATTGCATCACCAACGGATGCTAGTTGTGAACCATTAGAGTAAATTGTATCTGCGTTCACATTACCTCTAACACCTAGGCCACCAACAACTTGTAATGCACCAGTCGTGTTGGATGTTGATGATGTGCCAGTTGTGATTTTAACATTTGAATTGGTCTTACCTTTACTGAAACCACCTACAACAAACTCAATCGTGTTGTATGTACCTGTGGAGTCGGTTGCAATAACCAAGTTACCTGATGTACCTGAGTTACCAGGTGCAGACATAAACAAGTAACCTTCGTTTCGACCTGTAACAGAATATGTCGATTGAGAGAAAGAATTACTTGTGATACCCAAATCAACCCAACCATTAGCGTCTTGACCATTGTTTGGATATACAACCAAATCAGCTGATGCATTAGCAGTATTTGAATAGTTGATTGTGTATGATTGGATGTAATTGTTTGTATTACCAATACCGGCAATAATTGGGTTAGTTGCGCCACCTAGTGGTGCACCATCTTTTAGACCTGCGACAACATCATTTAATGCAGCAACGTTTGAGGCATATACATTACCTTGAACACCAATACCACCACCAACGACCAATGTGCCGGTTGTATTTGAGGTTGATGCCGTTGTTCCTGTGATGTTAGCAGTAATTGTGGTTAATTTACCTGAACCATCTAAAGAAGCAATATTGGTGTCACCACCATACCATTTGAAAAAGTATGTATTGGATGCTTGCGGTACACTTGACCATAATGTTGCACCATCAATACCAATAGCATAGTCAACTGTACTACCTGAAATTGCTGGATATAATGTTAATTTTGTACCAGAACTTCTAGACGTAAATGATGGTGGTGCATAGTTTACTGGAGCCCAATCAACTCTACTTGCAACATTTATATTGCTTGCATAGACATTACCTGCAACACCAAGACCGCCGGCAACAATTATTGCACCAGTGGTCGTTGATGTTGAAGTTGTGGTACTGTTGGCAACAAATGTGTTTGAGTAAACTACATTGGCGCCAGAAATTACACCGCCGGCACCAGAACCAGTAGTAATCTTAGTTGTAACGTTTATGTTTGTTACATTAAGAGAACCAGATGATTTATCAAAAGTTAGGCCTGCGTTTGCGCCTGCTGAACCAGCATCGTTAAACTGTACTTCTTTATTTAAACCCGCAGGACCTGGATAAGTGACAATCGATTGAATCGTGCCACTCGGTGTGCGGTAAAACAGTTTACCATCTGCGCCGTTAATAGCAATCTCACCGTTCGCCAAAGACGAAGGTGTATTACTAGTAACGACAGAGTATTTTAACTGTATTGTTGTATTTGCCATTTATCAGAACGTGCCGCCAGATTGGACTATTGTGGTATTTAGTTCGTCAATTTGGGGTTGTTCTGTGGCTTTAACTTCTTCTTTTACAACAGGTTGGACTTTAGCAGCTGCCGCTTCAGGATTAACCTTCTTCAATTTAGAAGCAGGTAGTAATTCCTCAAGTGTCTTAATGTAGTTTTCTAATTCAGAAATTTTTTGGTCTTTTGACTTAGTAATTTCTTTGTGTTGCTTTGTTTTTGTTTCGATTTCTTTTTTAAGGTTTTCAGCCTCTTTCATCGACTCATTCAACGCAACTTGAATTCTACTTTTCTCTGCTGCCAACGAATCATTTTCGTTTGCCTTGTATCGTACATTTTCAGTACGAACTACAGTAGCATTAAGGAGTTCGATTTTGTCGAGTAGTTCCTTTTTCTCTGCCTGTAGTTCTTGTAACTGAATTGTTGTATCTTTAAATCGCTCTGCTTCTTTGTCGTTTAACTTTAATCTGGCCTGAAGCAACATATTTTGCTTAATGACCGCATCAAAATTTTCTGTTAAAACTTCAGAATATGCATTAATAAAATTCACATCCATAATAAACCCCTATCATAATTTTTAGAATGTACCGCCTGACAGGTGTGCAAATGTTGGAGCACCTGAGGCGTTAATTGTCAGTAAATGTCCTTCTGTTGAAGATGACACTTGAGACATGGCAGAAGTACTTGAGGCATAGAACACACCCTTATCGGTGAATGAACTTAGACCTGTACCGCCACGTGCAGTCACTAGAGTACCGGATGTAACTTGTGAAGCATCAATTGCAATCGGTGAAATGGTTGCAGCAGTTGTTCTACCATATGCATCAACAGTTAACGAACTGATTGTGTTCGCAGCACCTAATGTGCCTGTCTGTGTATATGTAGTATTAGGTAAAGTCGCTAATGATGAACCGTTAAATGCAACTAGACCATTAGTGAACGAAGTTTGGTTTGTACCACCACGAGCAATTGGCAATGTGCCTGATGTAACTTGGTCAGTAGAAATTGCGATTGCTTGACTTGTGTAAGCAGTAATACCACCAGTCTGTGCATCAAATGACAGAGCAGTGATGGTGTTTGCTACAGCAAGAGAACCTGTTGCAGTCTGTGTTACGTTTGATTTCTGTGCTAATGCACCAGTGCCGTTACCAACAAGAATCTGACCAGCAGTAAAGGTACTTACACCAGTACCACCATCGGATACTGAAATGTCAGAAGATAAACCTGAAACAGTACCACCAGTAAGGTTAGCATCTAGTGTTGCACGATTAGAAGAATCGTATGATACTGTGTTTGTTGTTGGGTCAGTTGTTTCACCAACGAACAGTTTGAAGTTACCATCGGTTGCATCTCGTACAAGACCTGCAAACTTGGTTGCACCATCATTGTATTGACCGTAGAAACCGATATCGATAGCATCAGATACGTTGTTTGCAGCAAGTTTTAATAATGAGTCTTCTGTTTGTACTGTAGTCACATCTTGTGTGATTGTAGTACCAGAAATTACTAAGTTACCTGTAACTGCCAAGTCACCAGAGATTGTACCACCTGATGAACGGAATACTGTGTTGTCAACTGCAAGAGAAACTTTATCATCAGTTACAGTTGATGTAATACCATCACCACCTTCAAAGGTCAGAGTACCACCGTTTAGTGCAACACTATCTGTACCTGTATCACCTGCAATTGAAAGTGTAGTTGAGATTGCAACGTTCGCAGCAGAGGTCACACGACCATCAGCATCAACAACGAATGTTGGAATGTTTGTTGTGCCACCATATGTACCTGCGGTAACACCGGTGTTTGTCAATTCGAATGTGATATCTGCGTTTGCGGTACCATCGAATGATACTGCCTGTGCATCAACATCACCCGTTACATTAATGAATCGTGGAGTTGCCAGTCTTGTTGCGGTATTCGCATTACCATATAATGATGCGTAGACATGAGTTGCAGAGAAACCACCAAGGGAGTCACGCTTAACGATAGTGGAAACTGTGTTTGCACTTGTTGCACCGTCCATCAAATCGGTATAATACTTACCACCAATTGTGAGAACTGCGTTGGTACTATTACCTGTGAATAGTTTACCTGAAGTAAACGAATACGCTAATTCACCAACGTTCAATGACGCTGGTGTACTGGTCGCATTCGAATACTTGATTTGAATTACTGTGTTTGACATTTAGAATATTCCCCCTTTAACATTGGGTAAGATTTCGATTACGTATTTATCTGTGGTTGCATGATAGACCATTGTAGCACCATCTTCAGCACCTGATGTGTCAATCTGCGAAATCTGAGACAGACTTGAAATCGTTGGTTGTGGAACGAAGTTAAGTACAGTCGCAGTCTGCTTGTTTTGCTTGACCTTAACTGAAGGTCCTGCTGGTGCTGGATTGATTGTAACTTTGATAGCCATTGCGATTATCTTGTTACACCTGGCATAACAACAACGATACCCTCAAAGATACGTGTCACTACACCACCCGAGTCTTCAATTTCTACATCATATACCCAACGTCCAGGAGTTAAATTTGATGTGTTGGCAGCAGTCATCGACATAGTGATTTCACCGCCAGCAGAATCAGTTTTTACCATTGTGAAGTCTTTTGCGCTTGATGAGTAATAAGACTTTCTCATTTGCGAACGTGCAGAATAGGTTGACAGGTCCTTTGCAGTACCGTCACTCTCATTTACATTAATTGTGGTACTAAACGTAGTACCTTGCTCTATTGATAATTCGACATACTCTGCCAAAATAGACTCCTCTTTATTCTCTATTTAGTCAATTTGGGTATTCATTAATAAAAAACCCTGCCTTAGCAGGGTTGTTACAGAATGTAGTTATTCTGTAGGCGGTTCGTCAGCAGGTTCTGGTGTATTGCCTTGTTCAACCCACTTTAAATAATCACGCCAACCGTAGTTGTCTTCATTTTTTGGATGAAAGTTTGAACCTTGCCAAACACCGTTAATTTCACCGTCAATAATAGATTTGTTTAATTTGTACATTATACACTTCCTTGTAACTCAGCACTCAAAGCAACCAAAGTGGTTGTGCCTGAAAAGTCCATAACATATGGAGCACCAGATGCAGAAATTGGAACACTATTACCTGCTGGTCCAGCGGCACAGTTGGACAATAAAGTAATTGATTGTCCATTTGTTGATTGACTCCAATTAGAAAAATTTGAAGTTGCTCTATTTAAACTACCGTTTGGTGGCCAATTCCATATATTTGAATCATTATTTGCAACATTCGATTGTGTGATAGATGGAGTTATACGCATTTGAACTGGCATCACAACTGTTTGAGAAACGTATCTTACGCCTTGGTCATAAAAAAATGCTGGCCACATACCAATGTTTCTACCTAATGTACCATTGTAAATTGGATAGAAGTATCGTTGACACAATTGTAATTCGACACTAATTGGACGATGTTCAAATGGAGTTGCTACAGTACCAGATTCAACTTGAACACCAGTAATATAGAATGTCGCACCGTTCGTTGCGGACCATTGTGTAGATGTTGTTGTGCCCCACATAGATTGTGATGCACCATTATCAAACCAAGAACCTATAGTTGAAGTTTGATACGATGTGCCGGCACCTAATCCCCACCAAATACCAATGCCACGACCAGTCGTTTTAGAAAAACTTGTATCGCCACCAACAACTGGTGGAGTAAATGTTACTGTTTTATATTCCCAAGTATTTGCTTGACTAATTGTATAATGATTAATACAGACATAGTTTGATGAACCTTCACCTGCATTGGTAATTAACGCATATGGACCAGCAATGGAAGATTTGACCCAAAACGAAACTGTATATGGTTTAGCAGAAGAAGTTCCTAATTGCCAATCGGCAACATTATAACCTTCAATATAATTGCCTAAAAAATGTATACCAGTTGTGCCTAGTGTCGCAGGAGAAGTAACTGTGCAGGCAAGACTATTAATGAAACCTTTAGCTGTCGGAACATCTGTAGATTTTTGCATTTGCCAGACACCAGATGTTTGACCATAACCAGACATTCTATCAACACAATAAACAACTGAAGTACCGTTGTTTACATTCTTTGCACAGCCGAAGGTGCCTGCGGCAGCTGCAACACCGTTTGCAGAACCTTGACCTGTACGTTGTTCAATTTCCATTTTACCATTGAACCAACGGTTGCGGAACATCATGGCAGAATCATATCCACCAACTTGATAACCGCCAGAGAAGTTCATCTTAGCAGCAACGTTTACTGTTGATGCATAACTTGAGTCCGATTCAATACGGTCTACGACAATTGTACCTGCCATGGTTTATCCTAAATTTGGTCGTGAAGCTTCTTGTTGCGCTTCAAATGCGGCAATTACTGAAGGTGTATGTGTTACTTGACAAATTGATTTAACAATATCTGCTTGGTCCGAATAATCTTGACCTGGTACAATACACCAACGATGGAAAGATTGTGACAATACATTTCCATCTTCTATGATACGAGTTGCTTGGCGAACTTGAACAGTACCATTTTCAACAACTTCAATTTTATCAATTAATGTTTCTTTTATTAAACTCATTTTTTTCTCAATAATTAATCTGTAAAATATGTACCACTAATACCAAGATATGCAGAAGTATCAATTGGGACGTAGGTTCCGTTACCACCACCGGTCGGAGTTTGTTCCAATGCAATAGACGAGCCGCCACCTTGCGACATATATGCCAGTAAATAGTTACCAGCTGAATAATTTAGTGCATATGGATAAAGTGAAAAATTCGATAACATCGTAGCTACAGTTTTAGCAGCAAAAGGTAGTCCACCAACATACATATTTCCTGTGCCAGTATGAGCAGTCCAGTTCATATACAATGTAATTTTAACTACATTACCAATTTTTGTATATACACCATTTTGGAAATTATATG